GATATGTCTACTGGATGGATCACACAACAGATCTAGCTACAACCTCGGGTGGTACTGGTACCGGTGTTGATTGGGGTCAAACTGCAGCTAATAATGATTTTAAAGATCTTTCAATTGTTGTTAATAATTCATTAAGTGGTGGTGCTGATGATTTATCACCTTCCGATGGTGAACTTTCAACAGCATATGCTATCTTTGCTAATGACGAATTATATGACATTTCATTAATTCCATTAGGTAAAGCATCAACAACCGTTGCAACTTTTGTAATTAATAATGTTGCAGAAGTTAGAAAAGATTGTGTTGTATTTGTATCACCACAAAATGTATCAACAGGTGATGTTATTGTTGGTAGTGGTTCTACTCCAGTATCACAAATTATAGCTTATAGAGATGTATTACCTTCAACTTCATATGCTGTGCTTGATTCTGGTTACAAATACCAATATGACCGTTATAATGATACATATAGATATGTTCCATTAAATGGTGATGTTGCTGGCTTATGTGCTAGAACAGATTATACAAATGATGCATGGTGGTCACCAGGTGGCTTAAACCGTGGTCAAGTTAAAAATGTGGTTAAACTTGCTGTTAACCCAGGTAAAACTGAACGTGATAACCTTTATAAAAAAGGTGTTAACCCAGTTGTTACATTCCCTGGTGAAGGCACTGTATTGTTTGGTGACAAAACATTGTTAGCAAAACCAAGTGCTTTTGACAGAATTAATGTAAGAAGGTTATTCATTGTGCTTGAAAAAGCAATTGCTACAGCAGCAAAATATCAATTATTTGAATTTAACGATACATTTACCCGTGCTCAGTTTAAGAATTTAGTTGAACCATTCTTAAGAGATGTACAAGGTAGAAGAGGTATTGTTGATTATCGCGTTAAGTGTGATGATTCTAACAATACAGGTGAAGTTATTGATCGTAATGAATTTGTTGCTGATATCTTCATTAAACCAAATCGTTCAATCAATTTCATCAGTCTTAACTTTGTGGCAGCACGAAGCTCTGTAAGTTTTGAAGAAATTGGTGCATAAGATTATAAATAATATAAGGTTAACAAAGGAAAAGCAAAATGGCAAATATTAGCGATTTTAAAGCACAAATGATTGGTGGCGGTGCCCGCCCTAATCAGTTCCGTGTGGATTTGACTTTCCCAAACTTTGTTACCGCCGGTACGTTAGTTGGTATCAATGCACAATTTATGTGTAAAGCTGCTCAACTACCACAATCTACTGTAGATAATACTCAGGTATTCTACAGAGGCCGTCAGGTTAACTTTGCTGGTGAAAGAACATTTGCTCCATGGACCGTGACCGTCTATAACGACACAACATTCACTGTAAGAAATGCACTTGAACGTTGGTCGGATGGTGTCATGAACCATAGTCAAACAAATGGTAGAACAAATCCAGGTGACTATCAAGTAGATTTACTTGTAACACAACTTGATAGAAACGGAGCTTCAATTAAACAATATACATTTAGAGATGCATACCCAACAGTAATTTCACCAATTCAGTTGGATTATGATGCAAATAATGTAATTGAAACATTTGAGGTTGAATGGACATACAACTACTGGACATCAAATACATCAACAGATGGTTCTGACTTTGGTGTTAATGTAAGTGTGGATACACCTATTGGTACATTCCCACTTCCATTCTAGGTAGTGTTTTTATTATAAAGGTTATATTATGGAAATTTTCGGCTTCGAGATAAAGAGGAAACCATTGAATCAAAGCAAGGGAGCAGTTGTTGCTCCCTCATTTGACGATGGTTCTACAATGGTTACCACCAGTACTGGTGGCTATTATGGACAAACCATTGACCTTGAAGGTGTGATAAAAAGTGAAAACGATCTAATAAAACGTTATCGCGAAATATCACAATATTCAGACTGCGATAATGCTATTACAGATATTATTAATGAATCAATTACTTCCAACTGGGATGAAAAAGCAGTTGATATAGTACTTGATGATGTTGACTTATCTGATAGTATTAAAAAGAAAATTACAGATGAATTTAGTGAAGTATTAAAATTATATAAGTTTAATGAAAAAGGCCATGACATGTTTAGATCATGGTATATTG